GGAAAGAACTAAGGAACTATCTCTTTGCAACCGATACAACCACCACCACAAACAAGTCGCTTCCCTGGAAAAACTCAACAACGTTGCCTAAGCTATGTCAAATTAGGGATAATCTACATTCCAACTATATTTCTGCTTTATTTCCAAATGATGATTGGTTGAAGTGGGAAGCCCATAGTAAGAACGATAACACCCGTGAGAAGGTGGAAGGCATTGTAGCTTACATGAGTAATAAGGTGAGGGAGAGTCATTTCCGCACAACCATATCACAGCTCCTGTACGACTATATCGACTACGGTAATGTCTTTGGTACGGTTTACTACGAAGCAGCCTTCAGGGACGATGAAGACGGTATGAAGACCCCTATCTATCAAGGGCCACGTATCAAACGTATTAGCCCTCTGGATATTGTGTTCAACCCCCTTTCTGAGAACTTTCAGAAGAGCTGGAAGATTGTACGAAGCCTTGTCTCTCTTGGTGAGCTGTACAACATGGCAGAGCAAGAGCCAGATAATATGTATCTGAAGAAAGCTTTGAAGCAACGTAACAAGCTGAATGAACACGGCGGAAGCTTTGGATGGGAAGATTTCGATAAAGCTGAAGGCATTCAGATTGATGGGTTTGGTAATTACAGCGAATATATGCAGAGTGGATATGTAGAAATTCTGGAATTCCACGGAGACATTTTTAACTCTAAGACAAAGAAGCTTGATCGTGGTATGGTCATCACAGTGGTTGATCGTATGTGGACAATCCGCAGGGAGCCCTCTAAAACGTGGAATGGCTTCTCAAACATCTTCCATGTAGGCTGGCGTACCCGCCCTGATAATCTGTGGGCTATGGGGCCTCTGGAGAACCTTGTAGGTATGCAATACCGCATTGACCATCTGGAGAATCTGAAGGCTGACGCTATGGACTTGGCTGTTCTTCCTCCTCTTGTTATCAAGGGCGAAGTGGAAGAATTTAAATATGGCCCTAACGCAGAGATTCACATTGATGCTGATGGCTCCGTAGAAGAACTTGGACGTGGTTCACAGTGGGTAATTGCTGCTGACAATAGCATCGATAAGCTTGAGATGCGTATGGAACAATATGCTGGTGCTCCTCGGGAAGCTATGGGTATTCGTTCTGCTGGTGAGAAGACAGCCTTTGAAGTGCAACAGCTCCAGAATGCTGCTGGACGTATCTTCCAAGAGAAGATCAATACGTTTGAAGTGGAATTCTTGGAACGCATCTTGAATGCTATGTTGGAAGTGTCTAGGCGCAACCTTGATGCTAATGATGTGGTACGTGTAATTGATGATGATACAGGTGTAACTCAATTCCTGAAACTCACTAAATCGGATATTACTGCTTCAGGTACACTGCGCCCTATTGGAGCAAGGCATTTCGCCGCTCAGGCGCAATTGGTTCAAAACCTTACCTCACTATCCAACACACCAATTTGGCAGCAGGTAGCCCCGCATATCAGCTCTAAACAGCTATCTAAGCTTGTTGAAGAAGTGCTGGGCCTGTCACGCTACCAATTGTTTACGCCTAACGTTGCTATCTTTGAACAACAAGAGACAGCAAGGCTTGCTAATCAAGCGGGTGAAGATTTACAAGTTGAACAAGGAATGGCACCTCCACAATGAAAACTATTTGGACCGCAGGATTAACTCCTCAAACTTCTGATGAAATGCGAAGGGATTTCGGGGCTTCGGCCCTCCTTCGAGAACGTCTTGAATCTATTCTAACAGAGAAAATTGAATCACGTAGACGTGTAACACGGGGACCAGATCAATACGATAACGCCTCATGGGGATACCTTCAGGCAGACGCTATTGGCTACGAAAGAGCTTTAGTGGAAATTATTTCACTTATTTCAAATCACGATGTAACAAAGTGACTGTTTTTGGAGTCTATACTAGCATAGAGTATATATAGTATATTAGGATATTTTAGATTGTTCTCTTAGTAATTACAAAGAGAATAATCCTAATATTTTAGACATACTAGTATACATTGCTGAATTAGCTCAGAAGGTAGAGCGCCTCTCTTGTAAGGAGGATGTGGAGCGTTCGATTCGTTCATTCAGCACCACAGATTACGGTACTTTAGTTTAATAAACGAAGAACAGCTAATGTAAACAGTTAGCGGGTGCAAGGCCGATACTTGCAGGTGCCTCCCATAACGCAGCGTCGAGAAGTGGTTTCTCACCGGGCTCATACCCCGCCTACGTAGGTTCAAATCCTGCCGCTGCTACCAGCATTGATGATGAAATTGGTAAACATTCCTGCCTTAGAAGCAGGCTCCTCTAGGTTCGAGTCCTAGTCAATGCACCAGATTTTTAACTAATATAGAAAGAATACTAATGACCGACCAGTCAAGTATTTTCGGACAATCAGATTCGCAGACCCCTGCAAACACCGGTGACACAAGCAATGTCACCAACGCTCCTAATGTTGACCCTATTGCTGACCTGCTTGGATCAATCAAGAATGAGCGAGGAGAGCCTAAATATAAGAACATCCAAGACGCTCTGGTAGCCCTTCGTCACTCGCAAGAATATATTCCTCAATTGACAACTCAGTTGTCACAGAAGGACTCTGAATTGAATACGGCGAGAGCAGAGGCTGCTAGAATTAATGAATTGGAACGTTCCCTTCAAGCTCTCACTCAGTCTCGTGAACAACCTGCTTCTACAAAAGCACCGGAGTTCTCAGAAGAGAGAATTGCTGAATTGGTAAATCAAACTCTTACACGTAACCAAACTGCAGAAGTTCAAAAGAACAACGTCAGTCGTGTCGTGCAAGATATGGTTAAACAGTATGGCCCGGATGCCCAAAAGACATACGAAGCCAAAGCCGCTGAATACGGTATGACGGTAGCACAGCTTAATCAGCTTGCAGCCTCTACTCCACAAGCGGTACTGAATCTGATGGGTGTTACCAAGGCTACCCCGCCTCGTGAGCAAACACCAGCTACTCAGTTCAACAGTGAGGCATTCCAGCCTCTCGAAAACTCATTCATCGGTAGAAATCCTAAACCTATTATGGTCGGTGCTACTACTCAAGACGTTCGTGAAGAAGCTGTACGCTCAAAACAAATGGTCGAGGAATTGCATCGTGATGGTAAGTCGGTTTATGATCTCACTGATCCCAAGGTTTATTTTAAATATTTTAAGTAAGAAAGCAATATAAATGGCACAAAATCGCGCTAATTCCACAGCGTTTATCGAAGCAGAACAATACTCTTCGATGATCCTGCGGAACCTCACGGATGGTTTGCTTCCCGGCTCGTATTTCCGCAATGTATCGGATTTCGGTTCTGGTAACACCCTCCACATTAAAACTATCGGCTCTGTCACAATTCAAGACGGTGCTGAAGAAGTTCCTTTTGATTACTCTCCTATCGAGTCGGGTGAAGTGCTCCTGACCATTACCGATTATGTCGGCGATGCTTGGTATGTCACTGACGAACTCCGCGAAGACGGTTCACAGGTTGACGCCCTTCTGGCTGCCCGTAGCTCCGAGTCTACCCGCGCTATTCAAGAGACATTCGAAACTCGCTTCCTTCGTCGTGCTAATACGTCGCAGATTAATGCTAATGCTAATATCATCAATGGCTTCCCTCACCGGATTGCCTCGACTGTAGCAACCGCTGGCAGTGAGAACACAGCTACGCTGGATGCCTTCATTCGTATGAAGCTGGCCTTCGACAAAGCTAATGTCCCTATGGGCGGTCGTATTGCTATTGTTGATCCTGTTGTGGCCTCCACGCTTGATCGTCAAGTTAGCATTGGTCGTGACGTTACACCATTCGGTCAGAAGATTCTGGAAAGCGGCTTTGACCGTGACCACCAGTTCCTGATGAACCTGTATGGCTGGAACATCATCACATCTAACCGTCTGGATACCGGTACTTTCAGCGATGGCACTACCAGCGTTACAGGCGCTGTAGCTAACGTGTTCATGAGCCTTGCTGATGACAACACCAAGCCTATTATGGCTGCATGGCGTCGTATGCCCAAGGTTGAGGGCGAGCGTAATAAAGACCTGCGTCGTGACGAATTTGTTACCTCCGCTCGTTGGGGCTTCGGTACGCAGCGTGTTGACACCCTTGGTGTTTACATCACATCGGCTACTAAAGTCTAATAAGGAATAATT